GTGAATCGGGTGAGTCTACTTTGAAGTGAGCATAAATAATTTCCGTATAGCGAGTACCGCCACGGGCATCACGTTCAAGTAGTTTTTGAAGCTGAAAAGCTTGACGAAGTGAATTAATAGTTGCAGAAGTTGCTTCTGAAAGATCAACATACAATGCACCACTTTCCATGGCTGTACCTACAGCAGCAGTGAGACTAGTAGTATTAGATGTCATAGCATAATAATCATCATTATTGACAGTACTAACAACAGCTATGTTTTGACCGTTGCTAGCACCATGAGCAACATAAGCTCTATCACCCAAAGGAAGTTCAACACCTTCACCCTTTTGAGGCCAGGGCAAACATGAAGTAAAATAATCGTGGCGTTTGCCACGTTTTAGCAAAACATAATCGGCGATGGCATCAGGGCCATCATCACGATCGACTGTCACCGAGTTTTGCAGGTTTTCATCACGGAACCATTCGTTCCAGATGAGATTATATGCACGAAAGTGCAATGAGTTGACCTTGACATCAGGAATAAGCGGAGGTATGCCGAAATAATCGGCCAATTCACCGGCTGCAAATCCGGGGGAAGTGCCGGTGATAGTAGGGACTGTAAAGTCTGTTGAAGAGTCAGGATCAGGGTCTCTTTCGCCCATGAATCTTTGCCAATTATTCCATATCAGGCGATTCGGGACGAAAAAGAAGTGGAAATCTATAAAAAGATTATCCATGAAAGGAAGGAGAGGTGTTGCCAATCTGGCAACAGATGAAACTTTGAGATTGAAAGTGTCTCCTGGGAGAGCTTCATCGACGAAGAACGGAATAAGTAATCCGGAGTCGAAAGTTGTTTTATATCCATGCGATCGGTTGAACCTTGATCGCTGAATATCAGCGTGAGGAACAGATGAAAAATCATGTTTCATTACGCTTGGATGTTTTTTGTTTTGCGGGAACATTCTGTTTTCCTTAAAAAGGTGTCAGTCAGGACAATAGAGAACAAGTAAAAATATTGTCCCGACCGACCGTTATCATTTATCCGGTTCGTCTGAAGGCTCGTCAGAAGCCACAGGATCCTCGGAGTGACCCGCTGGTTCCTCGGGGGTCGGAGAGGTAGTGGCAGCATCCGCCACAAGTATTAGACCCAGCTCGAACGCTTCAGCAGCGTTATCCGGATTATCGACAAAGTCGAGAAGATTAGCTGGGTCATTATCGAACTTAGTTCGAATTTCGGACGGCAAAGCATCAAACTGAGCATTTGCCGAGAGTATACGATTTACAGATTCTTGATAGTCAGAACCATCAGAGAAATCGCCATACATAGGAGTGCCAGAGGCAATGGGTGGCATATAGCCACGTTTAGCGAATCGTTTGACGATGGCATTGATATCCACGTCATTTTTGTGGTGTTGCTCCACTTTTGATTCACTGGAGAGGACAGTTTGAACACGTCGAGAGCCGCCGGCTCTTTCTGAGATTTTTTGTCTATTTTTCATTTTCCTTTCCTATATTAACATTTTTAGTTTATGCTGCACACGCATTTTTGGGGGTTTAGGTAAAATAACCCTAAACACGACATATAATACATCTTATGTTACACTCAACAATCCAACTTTACGGAGTTTCTCCATCGCCATCATAAGGAACAACAGCTTTCGGATGCGGATTAAGCGAAGATATTTCGCAAACAAGACGAGGAGCAGTTTGAGGAGTAAGCATACCCGAATTATCATCCAATGTACCAAGATGAAAGAGACGATAATCCTCAGGATATTTTGCAATCATAGAATCGGGATTTGCGAAGACAGAGGCCAGACCTCGTTGTGCATCTTCGTCATTATGAAACGGATGAGGTGCCTGGTAAAATTCAGATTTCAGGTCATAAACACTATACAATTGCTTTTTCATGATTCTCGTACTCCCTAACTAGTTTAAACGCTTTCGCTAATTGGACTTGTTCACGTGAAGCAAGTCGCTGATAAGTATTATCGGCCTTTCGACAGAGAATGGCAAGCTTTCTTTTATATTTTATTTGTTCCATAACATCAGGAGCGATAATATCATAAAGATTATCGTAGAATTTCGGAACTTTTTGTTTGACGCCTTTGTGAGTTACAAAGTCTTTCGGATAGAGATCGGTTTTGAATTGGCCAAACCATCGAGCACCAATGCCAGGACGCCTGGACATGGTTATATATTCGGGTTTTTTGTAAAAAACTTCGCCAGTATCGAAGTCAATTTGTTGATAATGTTCTTCGCCGGCGGGTCCGTTAATTTCTTGGTAATATATCGAGCAACATAAGCAGCAGACTGATAAGTGACTGAACCAATCGCAGAGTAACCGAACGGCCATAACCGTTCAAGAGACTCCGACCGATAGAGCGTAGTGCCTTTAGAATTACTCCATGGCTTTTTATCGAGGAAGTCAAAGTTAAACAAGCAAGCGTGATGGTGAGGACGCATAAGATCAGAACCATACTCACCACAGTGGAAATAACGAATTGGATAGGTAGTTTTACCAGTTTCAGAATGAACAGGAGATAAGCCATGATATTTTTTCCTTAAACGTTTAATGAATTTTTGAAAGTCTCGATGATCGAGATTTCTATAAGGGTTTAAGTTTTCATCATTAAAAGTAAGAGTGATGAAACAATTATTTTCGAAGAGTGAAGCTTCGTGGACACAACGGAGTGCCCATTGTTTTGATCGGTCTATACGACAACCGATACAATTAGAGCAAGGAAGTGATATTTTTTCATAAGGTAAACCATCAGTAGCAGCAGAACTAAAGAAAATTATTGACTTACCATTTTCATTTTTCTTGGTTGTTAATTTATATGCAGTTAGCGGGTGATAGCATGCCATATTTTCTTTCCCTTTAGCGCTTCGCTTACCACTCGCGTGGGGCGGGCGGTTCAATGCTGGGCAGGCAACCCCCATCATGCTCGAGCATGATAAGAGGAAGCCGACCAATTGAATTAGTTTCGGTGAAAAACACACCAAAACTAAATCCGATACCCGCCGCGCGTAACATTACGGCGGCGGTTTTTACCGTTTACACGGGACGCAGTACGAGAGAACGCCCGTTTATTACGGTTAAACTTTTTGCCACGGCGATAACTCATAGCTTACCTTTCATTTAGGATAATTCATTTTTCGGGTTCGATTCCAACGGGTGTTAGATCGTTTTTGATCTATTATTCTTTTTGCAGCTAGAGGAGCCTTTGAAGCATTAAATTTCGTTTTAGTTTTTTTCACCGCTGTTTTTGAGCGCTTAAAACGGGTTTTTTGGAAGACTTTTTTCACAGCTTCCACAGATTTACCTTTAGCCTTTTGATAAAGTAGATATTTATCCCGTTCGATAGCAGCATCGAAACGGTTTATATCAGTGTTGACTTGGGTCTGATCAGTGTTAGCATTAACATTTGCAATTTGAGCACGAGCTTGCACAGCACTTGTAACAGTTGATACGCCTTTGGCAATAGATGATCCATAATCAGGAACTTGACCCATAGCACCGGAGGGGGTAGAAGCACCCCGACCTCCAGCGGATAGAATAGGATTAAGACCTGCAGCACGCAGGTCAGCGACCTCACGTTGATGAGCATCGCCGGATAGGCGTTCTTGAAACGCCATTTGATTCTTGGCTTGTTTAGCAGAGGCTTTTGCAGAGGATTTTGAAGCTAACAATGTAGCTCCACCTCCAATCAATGAACCAACTATCAAAGCAGTTGAAAATAACATAATACCTCCCTTAAAAATGATCAATAAGCCCAGGAACAGAACGAACAGGCATAGGACGGGTTGTAATTAAATTGATAAACGAATCAAAGACGAATTCAGGTTCGTCTGTAACAGCGACCACACGAGCCACAGGAGGATTTTCTTCAATGAAGTCAGAGTTGAGAGCAGGAAGAGTTGCGAAGTCTTGTGAGAGATGCCACGCATCAAGAGATTGAGCATGATCAGAACGGAGTACACCAGTGATCAGACTCGGATAATAACGGTATTCGGCAAACCGTTCTTGATAACCAAAGACACGCAGATTATCAGGAGTTCCAGTTCCACCTGTATCGGTGGCAGGATCTTGAATCCAGATCTCCTGATTATACACAGGCTGTTCGCCAAGATGTGCAAGGGCGGGCCAATAAAAATCGTATTTTGTTTGTCTTGACCACATACGATTAAGACCTTGCTGATAGGTGAGATCGGCACGGCATGAAATCAAACCAATGATTACACCATGTTCAACAAATGACTTTGTGAAACCGACACCAGATTGAGAATGATACCCAATAGCAGCCAAATGACCTTGATCTGTACCAACCAGAGTTTCAGAGGTTTGGGGTATAGGAGTAATAGACACAGGAGAAGAACCACCGCCCAAATATTCGGGACGTTGT